GTGGTTGGAAGACTTGGAGAGCAAGTGTGAGAACTAAATGTAACTCTATGCAAACACAAATAGATAATGCTAGTGATATTGATGCGTTAGCCGCTTTGTTTACAAGAGATAAAGACGGAGCAAGACCACTAGGCGAATTTCCAGTAAAGGCGTAACATGGTATTTCCAGTAGTAGGTGGAACGCAAGATACAACACCTTACGAAATAAGTAATTCACTTAGGTTTAATAATGATGATAGTGCTTCTATGACTATTGCTAGTTTAGGAAGTTCATCAAGTAATGCAAAAAAATGGACTGTTTCTTTTTGGGCAAAATTAGGTCCGGGTTTAACAGCACATAGATGCGTTTTTTCTGCGGGTGAAGCAAGTGGTGGAGAATACGTACAAATAAATTTTAGTGATGAAGATAAATTACAAATTTATTCATCAAATCAATTTGGTCAAGCTGATAATACAGCAACAGTTTTAAGAACTAATGCTTTATATCGTGACGTTTCTGCTTGGTATCATGTAGTATATGCTATTGATTTTACAGATGGCACAGCAGGGGATAGAATTAAATTATATGTTAATGGTTCTAGGGTAACAAGTTTTGAGCTTTCAAATAATATTCCCGCTCAAAATACAGATAATGATAGAATTGGAGCAAATAATATAGACCATTTTGTAGGAAAATTTGTTGATTCTAGCTCAGAATTTTTTGATGGATATTTAGCAGAATTTCATTTTATAGATGGGGATGCTAAAGCTTCAACAGATTTTGGAAAAACAGATGATAATGGCGTTTGGATTCCAAAAAAATATGGAGGCTCTCATGGAAATAATGGTTTTTATTTACAATTTAAAGAAACAGGAACAAGTCAAAATTCAAGTGGCATAGGTGCAGATACAAGCGGTAATGACCATCATATGGCAGTAACTAACCTAGCCGCATTAGATGTTACAGTAGATACACCTACAAATAATTTTGCTACAATGAACTCATTAGATAATTATCATTCTGGGTTTACTCTTTCTGAAGGTAATTGTAAATTTGTGACAGCAGGTAGTTCAAATGCTTATAACACCGCAACTATTGGTGATTTAAAACAAGGTAAATGGTATCTTGAAGTTAAATATACAGACCCTTCACATACTGGCGGTGGCGATGCGGCAGGAGAATTTTATGGTGCAATTTCTGCTATAGGGCATAAATTAAGTGATGGAGTATCTGACACAGACACCTCAACAGATTTATATGCTACTAGTTATCTACATAACTTTGGGTATGATATTAATAATGGAAGAATTAAAAATAACAATCAAGCAGGAACAGTTCATGGTGCGGCGGGTGTAGAAGGTAATATAATTGGTTTTTTATTAGACTTAGATAATAATAGAGTAACAACACATCTAAATGGACAATATGCAGATGGTTCTGGAAACCACGATGAAAGTAGTCCAACAGCTTATGTAAGCATTACAGCCCCTGCTTCAACACCTTTGGGTGGCTACATGATTGGGTTTGATGAAACTGTAGGGTCAAGTGAAAGTGGCAATCAAAATACAGGAACATACGAAATAAATTTTGGTAACCCAACTTTTTCAATATCAAGTGGTAATGCAGATGCAAATGGATATGGTAACTTTGAATATGCAGTGCCTAGTGGATATTTTTCATTATGCACAAAAAACTTAGCGGAGTACGGATAATGGCTTATACAACAATAGATGATGGTTCAGCACATTTTCAAACAGCTACATACACAGGAACAGGTTCTAATCAAAGTATAACAAATGGAGGTAATTCAAATTTACAACCAGATTGGGTTTGGGTAAAAGATAGAGGTGCTACTAATGACCATAAAATTACAGATTCAAACCGTTTAGCTAGTAGTAAACCTTCAATAACATTAGAGTCAAATACAAATAATGCTGAATATAATGATGCTGACCCTATGTCAACTGATTCTTTTGACACTGATGGATTTACCATTGGTACAAATGGTAACTATAATACAAATACTAATACCTATGTAGCATGGCAATGGAAAGCTAATGGTGGAACAACAACAACTAATGATGCTTCATCAACAGGTGTAGGTAGCATTGATTCTGTGTATCAAGCAAATACAACAGCAGGATTTTCTATTGTAACATGGACTGGAACAGGAAGTGCGGCAACTATAGCTCATGGTTTAGGTGCAACTCCACAAGTTATAATTTTAAAGTCTAGGGATAACGCTCATGATTGGTTGACGGGACATAATTCTATGCATTCTACTCCGTGGGAAAAATATTTGACATTACATACTACCAATGCGGTTGCTGATGATGTTATTTGGAATGATACTGCCCCTACTTCAACTGTATTTAGTGTTGGTAGCTATGATTCAACAAATGGTAATAATGTAAAGTTAGTTGCCTATTGTTTTGCACCTATACAAGGCTACAGTAAATTTGGTAGCTACACAGGTAATGGTACTTCATCTTCGGCTGATTTTAATGGGCCATTTGTTTACACAGGATTTAAACCTGCTTGGATAATGACAAAAAGGTCATCAGCAAGTAATGGAAGTTGGGCAATAGTAGATAATAAAAGAGATACATCAAACCCAACACAAATAGCATTATTTGCAAACACAAGTGGTACTGATGACACGGATAAAAAAGTTGATTTTCTTTCTAATGGTTTTAAATTAAGAAACTCAAGAGATGATTTTAACACAGATGGAGTGACATACGTTTACATGGCATTTGCAGAACACCCTTTTGTATCATCAAAGGGTGTACCGGTAACAGCGAAATAATATGTTATTAGGACACGGATCAATAGGACAATTTGGAGTAGCAGAAGCATTACCAGGTTTTGTAGTAAATGCAGGAACTGCCGGTTTGACTTTAGGACAGAGTGTTAGTATAAGTATAGGAACTGAAACGGTTGCAGCAGATGCTACGTTTGCAGTTAGTGCACCTACGCCTCCTAGTTTTACTATAGGCACAGAAACTGTATCTGCTGGGGCAACTGTGACGACCACCACTGCTGGACAAATGACGTTTAGCATAGGTGATGAAACGGCTTTTGGTGAATCGTTTCAAAATTTAATTAACTTTTCTATAGGATCGCCAGACCTACAGATTTGGAATCAAACAGATGATTCACAATCAGTGACTTGGGTGAATGTAGAACCAGGATCAACAGATTAAGGAGACAAAATGGCGTCAACATATTCAAGCAGTCTAAATCTAGAGCTCCAAGCTACTGGTGAAAATTCAGGATCTTGGGGAACTAAAACAAATAATAATTTACAAAAATTAGAATCAGCAACTAAAGGTTATGTTTCTGTTGCTATAGCAAGCACAACTGATTCTTTAGCTACATCAGATGGATCTACAACTGATGAACAAAGTAACGCAATTATAAAATTAACAGGCACGCTGTCTGGTAATACAACTATGCAATGTGAAGCCGTAGAAACATGGTACATTGTTGATGATGCAACTACACATAGTGGTAACACATTAGGATTTAAACCAGCAGGTGGAACTGCTGTTAATCTTGTACAAGGTGCAAAACATATTTTATACTCTGATGGTTCTACCATGTTTGATGTGCTAGCTGATGCTGGTAATATAAAAGCAAATGGTACATTAGACGTAACAGGCAATACATCACTTGATGGCGGTTCTTTTGTATTTAATGAATCATCAGCTGATGTAGATTTTAGAATTGAAGGTAACGGCGATGCAAACTTATTCTTTACTGATGCAGGAAATGATCGTGTTGGAATTAAAACAGGTTCACCTTCAACTGAACTACACGTCGTTGGTGGTGTAAAAGCCACTGGTGCAATTGATTTTGATGGAGGTGGATTTACATTTAATGAATCTAGTGCATCTGTTGATTTTAGAATTGAAACAAACACATTGACACATGCTTTCTTTTCTGATGGTTCTGCTGATAAAATAGGTTTTGGAACATCATCACCTACAAGTGCATTTGTAACTATTAACCAAGCAAATTCTTCTGGAGCTGTCGCTTGTTTAACTTTAGACCAAGATGACACAGATCAAGAATTTATTAGGTTTGATGGAACAAGTAATTCAGATCAATCATCAAGCATTACAACAGATACAAGTGTAGGATCGTTAACAGGTCATATTCGTGTTAATATAAACGGCACAGATTACTGGATACCATTCTATGCCACTAACTAAACTACAAATTGCCCCAGGCATTGACAAACAAAACACCGAGTATGGTGCAGAGGGTCGATGGGTTGATGGGGATAATATTCGTTTTCGTTATGGCCAACCGGAAAAAATAGGTGGTTGGGAAAAAGTAACTAGTGATGCACTTCTTGGTGCAACGCGTGCTATTCTTGCTTACTCAGATCTTAAAGGTGTAAACTATGCTATCTACGGCACTAATAAAAAATTATACGCATACTCAGAAAATAGTTATGCTGACATTACACCTACGCGTGCCACTGGCACAGGCAACATAACACAGTTTGAAACAACAAATGGATCTACAACTGTTACTGTAACTGATTCTAGTCATGGTGCATTAGCAGGTGACTTTGTTACTATCGCTAGTGTAAGTGGTGCTGTAGGAGGCATATCAGCAGCTAATTTACAAGGAGAGTTTGAAATACAAACAGTTCCTACTGCTAATACTTACACAATAATTGCAGGTGCTGCAGCTAGTTCTGATGCAACAGGTGCTACAGCAAACGGAACGTATCAAATAAACACAGGATTACCTACATCTCTATATGGATATGGTTGGGGTGCGGGAACATGGAACGCATCAACGTGGGACACTACTAGATCTGGTCTTACAGGAGCTGATGGTGTTTTATTACAATCTGGTAAATGGGCTTTAGACAACTGGGGTGAAGATGTATTAGCACAACAGTTTGATGGTAGTTTGTATTATTGGGATACATCAAGTGGATTATCAAGCAACTTAGCAGCAAGAACAAATGTAAGTGGTGCACCAACAAAATCTAGATTTATGCTAGTATCTGGTGATGATAGACACGTTATTTGTTTTGGAACAGAAACAACCATAGGTACATCATCCACGCAAGATAATATGTTTATACGTTTTTCTGATCAAGAAGATCCAGCAACATGGACGCCAACTGCTACTAACACAGCTGGTTCACAAAGATTAACAGATGGTAATCAAATAAACACAGCTGTTAGATCTAGGGGTGCAATACTTATTTACACTGACACAGCGTTATATCAAATGCAATTTATTGGCCCGCCGTTTACTTTTGGTTTTAAACAATTAGGTTCTAATTGTGGAGCTGTTGGTATACATAGTGCTGTTGATGTGAGTGGTATAGCCTATTGGATGGGCAACGATTCTTTTTTCTTATTTGATGGTGCAGTAAAGAAAATACCATGTAGTGTTCAAGATTATGTATTTGATGACATAAATAACAATGCATTAGGTGATGTATTTTGTGCTGTAAATTCTGATTTTAATGAAGTCATATGGTTTTATCCTTCAAAAAATTCTACACAAATAGATAGAAATGTAACTTACAATTATGCAGAAAATGTATGGTATATAGGTACACTAGCACGTAGCTCTTGGGCAGATCGTGGTGTATATGCAAATCCATACGCAGCAGAATTTGAGGCTAGTGATACTACCACTACAATATCTACAATAAATGGTGTAAAAGAAGGTAGAACTTTTGTTTATTTACATGAAGAGGGTGTTAATGATGATGGTGCTGCAATGAATTGTCACATTGAATCTGGTGATATTGATATCGCAGACGGCGACAACTTTATGTCAATATCTAGATTCATACCTGATTTTAAAAATCAAGTTGGCGAAGTTGATATAACAGTTAAGTCACGTGCTTATCCATCTACTACACAAAAAACACACGGACCTTTTACAATAGAAACATCAACAAATAAAAAAGACACACGTATACGAGGTAGGCAACTTGCATTGCGCGTGTCTAGTGATGCTGTTGATGATAAATGGCGTTATGGTACACTTAGGTTTGATGCTAAACCAGATGGCATGCGAGGTGGATAATGGCTAAAATAACAATACCTATGTTACCACAAGCAACACCAGAATACGATCAATCACAAATGGCACAACTTATACAAACTTTAGATCAGCTAATTTTTGCATTAAATAATACTTATACTTCAGAACCTCTTAGAGATGACAATGAAGCAGTAGCATGGTTTTTAGAATAAATGGCAAATGTTTATACAAATCACAAGGTTAAATTGACCACAACTAACGCCACAACATTATACACTGTGCCGTCAGAAACAACGGCTATTGTTAAATCTCTCCGTGTAACAAACGTAGATTCTTCAAATGATTGTACGGTGGCTGCTACAGTCACAGATACTAGTAGTGTTGAATTTACCATAGAAACTAGTAGAAACGTACAAAAAGGGACGTCTGAAGAGTTATTTAACAGTTATGCTTTCTCTACATCACCTGTAGTTTTAAAAGAATCTGAGGTTATTAAGTTACAAGCGCAGAATGCTAATGATTTACACGCAATATTAAGTGTGTTAGAGATAAGTTAATTATTGCATTAAGGAGATAAAATGGCTATAAAAGACGATATTACCGTGATTGCAGGAAATAAAATACCTGTATTAGATGTAGAAACAAACACTACTATCAAGCACGCGACAACAGGGAAAGTCTACGCCGATGAACAAGAAGCAAATGATGATGTCAATAACCCTGAAACTAGCACAACAAAAGAAGATATAGTAAAAGATGTGGCAATCAAAGTTAACAAACTGCCAGACATATTCGGAGGTAGCTCGTAGTGGCACTATCAACTAGACGAAGAAACAGATCATACCCATCACCTATTACAAATTTTGATGATAGTAATAGAGAGAATTACATAGCAAGATCAAGTGGCATAGGTTCTTTAAAACCAATGGGCACAATAGTAGATTACAATTTAGGTAAAGGTGGTAGAGATCCATCCATGATAGGTGGTTTTGGATTGGGAAAAATGGATCCTGTTATTGAAGTACCTACAGGTGGACCCGTAGATATGTTTGGTCAAGATCGTTCTGGCACAACATTAGATATGCTTTTAGATGACATTTTTCAAGAAAGTATTCCTGAAAAATCTTACAGAGATTATCTTGATAGAGGTTTGGAAGCAATGCCAAACCCAGATGAAGTATCAGGTTTATTTGGACCTGGACCAGGCTTAGGTGATCCAACAGGAGAAGGTGGTATAATACAAAAGCTTGGTGAATTTTTAGGTCTTACAGATCCAATAGATCCAGAGAATGAAGGTTTACCAATGGACGAGTATCAAGAATACAGAGATAGAGGTCTTCAACCGATGATGGATGAAATGGCTATGGACGATACTTATTCACTACCAAATTTATTACAAATGATTAATGATGCAAGAGATGCAGGCAACGTAGATGAGATAGAGTTATTAACAAACGATTTGGAGATGATGTATCCAGGTGCTACAATGGATGTAGCAGAGTTAAGTAAACCACAACTTGATTTTATGAATAGCCAAATGGGTACACCAGATTTTTATAGTAGTTATCAAGATTACAAAGATGCAGTTGATGCTCGTGAAGAAAAACCTTTTCTTGGTATTTTTGGTGGACAAGAACCAGCAACAGATTTAGAAATTATAAACAAATTAAAAGAAACTTACGGAACTCTACCGTTCCAAGTTCCAGCGATAGTGTAATATGGGATTTTTTGATAAAGCAATAAAGAATATAGTTAAGAAGGCAAAACCAATATTACCTGTTGCAGCAATGTTTGCTGCACCATATCTTGCACCAAAATTAGGTGGATTTTTAGCAGCTGGTGGCAAAGGTGCAGGTTTAGGAAGTTTACTTGGTGGTTACGGTGCAAAATTTGGCGCTATGCCAATGATGTTAAAAGCACCAGTTACATCTGGTTTAACAAGTTATGGTTTAGCAAAACTTTTAGGACAAAAAAATCCAGAAAAAGCAGCATTGTATTCTGCACTTACAGCAGCACCATTTGCTTTTATGAAAGCAAATGCTATGGCTAATGCACTAGGTCCTGATGTAAGCGCAATGGATTTACTCATGGCACCAGGCGGACAACCAATTACACAAACAATACCACGATTTGGAGTAGAAGGTGGAATGAAAAATTTACCTTTAAACGTAATGCCTAAAACTCAATACCTTGGAGATACTACTAGAACATTATCGCCAGGCATGAGCCTTACAGATTTATTTAGAACACAAACTGCAGGAAAAACATTCTTAGGAACAGATTTGCCAGCAGGATCTTTTGATATTAAAGCTGCTTTACCTTTACTAGCGGGTATGACAGGTGGTATGCCAACTGAAGATCAAACACGCGAGATGATGCGTCGAAGAGAAAAAGAACGTATGAAACAATTGTATGAAGATATGCAAAACCCTTATTACAGTTACGTGCCAAGTGAATTTAAGTTTACGCCTTATGAAACAGGTGGCGCGGTCAATGGCCCAGGTGGTCCAAAGGATGATGCAATTAACGCAAAGTTAAGTGATGGAGAGTTTGTTATGACAGCGAAGGCTGTACAAAACATGGGTAACGGCAGTAGGATGGCAGGAGCAAAGAAGATGTATCAATTGATGAATTCGCTTGACCCTGAATCTGAAAAACCTTCGGAAGCCATGGTGTAGATGAATTGGAGATTTTTCGAAGAGAAAGATCTTCATTGGATTCAAAAAGTAAGTAAAGACTTTTTGCAAGAATCTCACTGGGGGAATGAGGTCGAGATAAACGAAGAAAAAGTTAAAAACTATTTCTTCGCAGCAATGAACAAACCAAACATGTTTGGTATCGTTGCTACAAAAAAGGAAGAACCAATAGGTTTTATGATAGGATGCATATTGGAGTTTCCTTATAGTAAGGACACTTTTAGTAGACAATTGGAACTATATGTGGTTCCAGAGGAGCGAGGTAAAATGACTGGTATACAATTAATGAAAAGATTTGTAAACTGGTCTGAGATGAATAAAGTAAAAGAGGTTATATTAAGTGTCTCTGAACAAGTAGGTAGCTTTGATAAAGTTGCAAAACGTTTAGGGATGGAAAAAATTGGAACAAATTATAGGAGAATATTTTGAGTATACCAGGATTAAGTGACGGAAGCGATCCGTCAGGTACACAGTTTCAAACGACGTTTCAACGTGAAGCGCCACAGATTGAAGCGCGTAAGCTACAACTTATGGATACAGCGTCAGGATTTGCAAAAGATCCTGTTGGTATTCCTACACAAGATGTTGTAGATTTTACTGGTTTACAATCACAAGCTTTTGATAGAACACAGCAAGGTCTTGGAACTTTTCAACCATATTTAGATAGAGCAACTACAGAGTTATTAGGTAGCACAGCTGCTTATGATCCTATGTCATATCAACAATATATGAATCCATATCAAGATGAAGTTATAGCTGGTATAGAAGAACAGTTTCAAAAAATGCAAAATCAAGCTGACGCACAAGCTGTATCAACTGGTGCTTTTGGTGGCGCTAGACAAGGAGTACAAACAGCAGAATTAGGTAAACAGCAAGCACAAGCCGTTGGCCAAGCACAAGCGCAGAATTATCAACAAGCACAACAACAAGCACAACAGAATTTTCAAAATCAAATGCAAAGACAAGCACAAGCATCACAAGGTC